CGTGGGGGGGGGGGGGGGGGGGGGCGGGGCCGACAACCGCGCACAAGGCCCCCTCGTGGTCGTTCAGCAGCCTCGCGGCGCTTCCCCGCCCCGCCCCGCCCCGCGCAGTTCCCAGACCAACACTGACAATTCGCTGCGAAACGGATACGCCGCGATCTCACACAGCGTGAGCGGCGAAACGGCAGCGATCGGCATCGGATTCCTCGTCGCCGGCCCCGCCGGGGCCATCGTCGGCGGGGCCGCGCTGCCCGTCCTCGTCGCCGCCTCGATGTGGCGCGCGCGCCACCGCGAGCACGACGAGAACGCGAACAGTGGCACCAACGAGGCAGGCAGGAACGACCGCAGCGGATCCGGCCGAGACCGCTCGGGTTCCGGCGGCCGAAGCAACAGCGGCGGACGCGGGAACGGCGGGGGGAGTGGCGGCGGCCGGCACCACTCGCCCAACGGATCCGGCGGCGGCCGGCACAAGACCCCGAAGAGCCCCGGCCCGGGCAACGGCAGCGGGAGTGGGAGTGGCCTGGGCGGCGGCAAGAACCACAAGCCCAAGGTGAAGGACCCCGTCGCCGACAAGCTCAGCAAGCTCGGGAAAACCCTCGCCGACAAGCTGAAGCCGAACAAGGGCGACAAGAACAAGACCCCGAAGAACGGCAAGCACAACAGCAAAGACGCCGCCGACCGGAACGGCAAGGACAAGGCCAACAAGGCGAAGAAGGACAAGAGCGCCGACACCCCCTGGACGAGCTCACCCGACGGCCTCGACCCGAAGAAGCCCAAGGACAAGAAGCACCGCAGGAACAAGGACCGCAAGGACAAGCACGACGACGCCTCAAGCTCCACGGCTCGCGACGGCCTCGACCCGAAAGACCCCAAGGGCCCCAAGGGCGGCAGCGATGGCCTTCCGCCCAAGCCGGAACACGACCCCGACGAGTACGTCGACGCCGAACTCGTCGACGACGACCTGCCCCCAAAGCCCGACGGCGCACCCAACGAGGTCATCGACGCCGAGGTGATCGACGAGGACCGGATCGCGCTCGTCCGCGCCAGGCGTGAGAAGGCTGCCCGCCGTGCGGCGATCAAGGTCGGGAAGAAGGCCGCGGCCGACGCCGCCCGGGACGGCACCGCCGGCGACCCGCACACCGTGAAGCTGCAGCGCATCCGCCTTGAGAACCAGTGGATCGACCTCGAGCTGCACCGCGAAAACCAACTGCTCGCCCTTGCGGCGGGGACCGAACAGCGAAGGAGCACCCCTGTGAACTACCCCGTAGCCACCACGCAGCCCGCGGGAACCCGCACGGCCGGCGTAGCGGTTGCCCGGCAGATCGACATGCGTGCATCCACCGCGTACAAGCTCCTACTCGCCATGGCGGAGCAACTCGCGAACGGCCTCCACAACGACGCCGACGCCGACATGGCCGACCACGTCGTCGAACTCGCAGGTATCCCCGCCATGTGCCGCAACCTCTCCCTCGCCGTCCGTGAAGCAGCCGCCGCCCTCCAGAAGACCGCGCCGCTCCACCCCTCCGTCGTCAAGCACCTCAACAACGCCGCCGTATCCGCCCTGACCGCCGCCCGTATGGCCGACACGATCATCGTCGTGTTCGTGCAGGCGCACCGCGAGGACATCTACCGCGTCATGGAGCCCCGTATCGGCGAGGAGCGGTGGAACATCCGCGACGCCGCCGGCACCCTCGACGCCGCGAAGATGCGGGCCGCGATCATGTCAGCCGGGCAGAGGCGCCTCGCCCTCCCCGCAGGCAGCACACAGAGCGGCTCGGGGAAGGTCGTGCCCGCCTCCCACGACACCACCAAGAGGCTCGTCAACCTGATGAAGGGCTTCGACCGCGGCCACATGGTGCTCTGCCTGTCCGAAGTCGCCGGAGCCGCCGGCGGAGTCGAAGTCGTCGCCGACGCCGTCACCAAGCTCTACCGGCGCATGGCCAAGACGTGGCCCACCGAGGACGTCGTCGACGACACCGTCCGCGCCACCGCCTCCAAGGTGAAGAACGTCGCTGCCGAACTCCGCAAGGCCATCAAGGCCGCCCAGCGCGCCCACCAGCGCGAACTCACGCTGAACGCCAAGCCCCGCAAGGGAGCCAACGCAGAAAAGAAGTGGGACGTCGTCGGCCGCCCGGGCCGGAACTGAACCCCAGAGAGGAGATGAGCACCATGACCAAAACCGCCGAGATCCCCGCAGGGCTCGAAACTCTGTCGGACAAACCGAAGCGATGGGACTTCAGCCGCGACGCCGTCACCCCCGGACGCCTCACCGCCTGGGGCGCCGAACTCGCCTGCGCCAGCGCCCTCGTCGCACCCCTCGCCGACATCCCCTGGCAGGCTGGCACCACCGCCGGCATCGTCTGCACCGGCGCGGCCGTCGCCTACGAGAAGGCCCGCGGCTCCTGGCGACGCGTCATGGTCGCCCGCGCCTCCTCCTGGCTCGCCACCACCGGATGGCTGTCCTACGCGCTCGCCAACCAGCCGACGCTGCTGACGATGACGATCGGCGTGACCACGTGGGCCGCCGGCGCCGCCGTGAACATCGGCATGGACAAGTGGGGCGAGACCACCCGCGAGGCGGAGAAGGAGTTCTACCGTCGCCTCGAGCAGGGCGAAGAGATCGCCAAGGCACAGCAGGGGTGGGCGAAGCTCCTGTACGACATCTGCGGCATCGAAGGCGCCGTCGCCGACCCGATCGTCGACCGCTGGCCCTCCGGCGCCGGCGAAACCGTGAAGATCACCCTCCCCGCCCACATGAACATCGACGCCCTGCGCGGCTACGAAGCCGAACTCGCCGGGGCACTCCACCTGCCCAAAGGCGGCGGCGTCTCCTTCTCCGCGGGCGGGCCCGAGGTGCCCCGCAACGTCGTGTTCATCGCCATCACCCGAAAGAACATGATGGCCGGCGCCATCCCCTACCCGGGACTCACCCCCACCACGATCAACAAGCCCGTCGGGTTCGGCGTCATCGGCACCGGCAGCGAAGCAGGCCTCAACCTCAAGGACGAAGGGGTCGTCGCGATCGGCGCCCAGGGCTCAGGCAAAACCGCCCTGATGAAGACCCTCGGCCTCGGCCTGGTCCGCTGCATCGACGCCCTCGTGTGGGACATGGACACCTCCGCGAAGATGTCCGCCGTCTTCATCAACCCATACCTGCGCTACGGGATCGGCGTCCCCCTCATCGACTGGCCCGCCACCAACGAAGACGAATGCCGACTCATGGTCCAGGCAGCCCGCGCGATCATCGCCGCCCGCAAAACCGAATACGCCGACCTCCTCGAAGACGAGGACATCGACAACCTGCCCGCCCGGCCCGAAATCCCCGCCATCCACATCCGCGTCGACGAGACCAAGTCCATGCCCGACGACGTCCTCGCAGGCATCGACTTCATCATCGAAGAAGGCCGCTCCGTCAACGTCCGCGTCTCCAACACCGGCCTGCGCGCCACCCGCGACTACATCACCGCCGCCATGGACGAACTCACCCCCGGCCGCATCGGACTGCGCACCAACAACGCCAGCGAACTCGACATGCTCTTCCCCGGCTTCGGCGCCCCCGACATGGCGATCTTCACCGACCCCGGAACCGTCGTCTACATGAGCGCCACCAAAGGCCCCTTCCAGCCCGCCCCGGCAAAGGCTTACGCCAACATGGCCGAAGCGTTCACCGAGGGCAGCGCCGACCACAAGCGCATGCAGTCGCTGTTCATGGACGCCGCCCGGGAACTCTCCCCCATCCGCCCCGACCTCGACGAGGTATCCGCCCGCGCCGCCGGCCTCGCCTACGGGCAGCGCTGGGCCCGCTGCATCCCCAACCTCCGCGGCGACGCCTACGGCAACGTCGGCCCCGACCGCATGCACGAATCCGTGTGGGAGCTCTACCAGTCCTGGCCCACCCCCGTCACCTACGACGTCCTCCTCGGGCGGGAGACCGACGAAGACGGCCACACCGTCACAGCACACGGCGCCTCCGTGGCCATCCCCCGACTCACCGAAGCCATGCTCGACGACGACGAACTGGAAAGGGCCGCAGCACAGGAAGCCGCCATCGAACTGGCCAAAACCCGCGTCGCCCCCAAGTCGAACGACGAACTCGCCATCGAACTGTTCGCCTCCCTCGGCAAGCACGCCAAACCCTCCGAGGTATACCCGCTCATGGTGAAGGCCGGCTACGACAAGTCCGACCGCACCTTCCGCGACCTGTGCACCAAACTCGCCCTACAGAACAAGCTCATCAGGGGCGATGATGGAACCTACGCGGCTCCCGAATGCGGTGAGGTTCCCCATGCAGGACGAGTTCCCGGACCTGAAGATGACGCCCATGGACGAGGCGATGCTCCACATGAGTGAGCTGATCACCGGCCTGAAGAAGGCCGGACTCAGCGAGAACTCCGCTGTGCGCTTCGCCGCCATCTACTTCGCTGAGTCCTCGAACACCGTCGAAGACCCGGACACCGACTGAGCACACCATGCGACCAGAAAGCCCCCGGGTCGTACCCGGGGGCTTTCTCTATCCGCCGCCCCAGGAGACCGCGATGAACGCCAACCTCACCACCCCGCAGCCCCACACCCCCCAGACCGAGCCGCCCACCGACACTCCCGTCCAGCGCGCCGCGCAGATCGCCGCAGCAGTCGACGCCGTCTACGAACAGCCGACCCGCTTCCGCGACGACACCCTGCCCGACAAGCCCACCATCGGAGACGCGCCGCCCGTAGCCCAGCCCGGAAGGCTCCCCATGAGCCAGGCCGCCACCAACATCAGCGGCGTCCTCCTCGCCAGCAGCGCCCCCATCTTCGCCCTCGGCGCAGCCGCCACCGGCGTCCTCTGGGGCTCCGGACAGGCCGACCCCGCCGTCATCGGCTGGATCTGCGCCGGCGTCGTCGGCCTCCCCGTAGCACTCACAGCACCCGTCCTCGCCGTCAAGGGCCTCATGAAGAACGCCAAGGAAGCCGCCCAGGCCGCCCCACCCGTCATCCACCAGCACATCCACGGCAACGTTCACCACGACCAGCGGCAGGCCCACACCAAGACCGTCGCCGTCCTGGCGAACACCCGCAACCAGCTCCCCAAGTAGCCCGGGGGATAGCGGCTCAGACAAACCGCCGCCCATACGCCACCATCAGAACTGCACGGCCCGGGGGCCATGAGATCTTCCTCCAGGGTGTCCCCGCGCCCACTGGAATCCCAGTAACCCGGGCCGTGCCACACCTGCCGGGATTCCGCCCGTGCTCAGCGGGATCCCGGAAACCGCCGGATGCCTCGCCCCAATCCCCCGGGGCGAGGCATCCGCGCGTTCAGCCCTCTCCTCATCACGCATGCCGCGCAACGTGCGCCAACGCCAGCAGGGGGAACCAGAAGTCGAATATCGGCGATCATCGGTCACAGGCGCGGGGCCTCCTACAACCACACAGCGGGAGCCCCCACCGCCATGGCCTGGTCCAAGCTCAAGCTCGACGAAGTCACCGTCCGCCGCACCAAACTCCTCGAGCTGCGCCGCAAGGGCGTCCGGTACGACGACGAACGCGTCGAGGCCCTCGGCTACAGCAGCCCGAACGCCGCACGCCGGGACGTCAACCGTGCCCTCGAGGCCCACCGTGCTGCGGAAGCGGCCGAAGTCGGAATCTACCGCCAGCAGGAAAACGAACGCCTCGACGCCCTCCTGGAAGCCGCGTGGCCCCGCGCCACGGAGCTGCACCCGGTGTTCGACAAGGAGGGCAACGTCGTCGGCGAGGAACTCGACATGCGGGCCGTCGACACCGTCCTGCGCCTCATGGACCGCCGCGCCAAGCTCAACGGCCTGGACGTGCCAGTGAAGACCGAGCTGTCCGGGCCCGGCGGGGGACCGGTCCCCATCAGCGCGGCCAGCCTCAACGAACTCCGCGCCCTCATCAACACCGCCGGCGAACCCGACGAAGACGAAGACGAAGACGAGGACCTGGACGACACGGACGACGGCGGCCCGGATGACGACGGCGACGACGACGCCTGACTTCCACCCCGAGCAGGACGACAGCGACCTGGTCCGGGAAGCCGAGGAACTCCTCCACCTCGTCGCCCAGTACCGCACCTTCAACCGTGCCCAGCGCCGCCGCATCGCCGCGGCCGCCAGCCCCGAACTACGCGCCGTTCTCGCCGGCGTCGAGCGGGACATGGCCCTCAAGCGGTCCCCGGGCGCCATGTCGGCCATCCTCACCGACGGCAAGGAGAAGCAGGCCCGCCATCTGGACCTGATCGACCAGGTATTCCGCGACATCGCCCGCGGCCACTCCCGCAAGGTCCTCATCACCTTGCCTCCACGCCATGGGAAGTCCCGCCGCGCCGCACGCTGGGCCCCCCTGTGGTACCTCTCCCGGCACCCCGACCACCGCGTCATGATCGCCTCGTACTCGGCCGACCTCGCCGACGACCACGGCCGGTGGATCCGCGACGCCATCGTCTCCTACGGCCCCCAGATCGGTCTTGCCCTCCACTCCGGATCCAAGGCCGCCAACCGCTTCGACCTCGCCGACCCCGAAACCGGCGACCGCCTCGAGGGCGGACTCGTCACCGCCGGCGTCGGAGGCGGCCTCACCGGCAAAGGCGCCCACCTCGCCATCGTCGACGACCCCATCAAAGACGCCGCGGACGCCGAATCCCCCACCATGCGCCGCCGCCTGTGGGACTGGTGGACATCCGTCCTCAACACCCGCATCGAGCCCGGCGGCTCCATCATCGTCATCCAGACCCGCTGGCACGAGCAGGACCTCGCCGGGAAGATCCTCCAGGGCGAGGACGCGGCCGACTGGACCCGCATCGACCTGCCCGCGATCTGCGACAGCGACGAGGACCCCCTCGACCGGAAGATCGGCGAAGCCCTCTGGCCGGTCCGCTACGGACGCAAGTCCCTCACCAAGATCCGCAAAGCGGTGGGGGAGCGGGTCTGGTGGTCGCTGTACATGCAAAAGCCACGCCCGCTCGAGGGCGGCGTGTGGAAGTGGCCCTGGATCACCGACAACCGCATCACCCCCATGGCCTTCCGCGGCGTCGACCTCACCCGCACCCTGGTCGCCGTCGACCAGGCCGGCGGGGAGGGCGACACCCACGACGAGACCGGCATCATCGGCGCAGGCCGCACCGCCGACGGGGAGATGTACGTCCTGGCCGACCGGTCCGCGAACATGGGCGCCGACACCTGGGGCCACGTCGCCTGCCGCCTGGCCATCGAGATCGAGGCGGACGCCTTCGTCGTCGAGGACAACTTCGGCGGCGACCAGTCCGCGCAGATCCTGCGCCAGGCCTGGCGGGACCTTGAGCGGACCGGTGAGACCAACGGACTGCTCATGCCGCGGATCATCCCCGTGCACGCGAAGCAGGGCAAGAAGCTGCGAGCCGAACCCATCGCCCAACTGGCCGCGCAGGCACTCATCCACCACGTCGGCGAGTTCCCGCGCCTTGAGGGACAGCTCGTCACCTGGCTGCCCGGCATGGACTCCCCAGACCGCATGGACGCCTACGTGCACGGTCTGACGGAGCTGGCCGACCCAGCGCAGGAGGGCCTCGGCACCCAGCACTACGGCGATACGCGCCTGCACGGCCGCCGGTAGCCCGGGGGAACCACCAGGCGCCACGCCCGTACCCTGATCACAAGGCGCGGGGCCTGATCAGCGGAAGCGGAAGGGAACGCTGTGGGCGTCTTCTCCGGCGTCAGGCAGGTCGTCATCGACGCCTGGTCGTGGCTGAACTACAAGCCCTTGTACTCCGACAACCTCGGCATGCCCAACCGCCGGGCCTTCCCCGAAGCCCACGCCAGTTGGGTCCCCGCCGACGATGAGCGGCGCCTCGCCGCGTACAAGCTCCTCACCGCCTACGACAACAACCAGGCCGGCGAGCTCACTGCGATCCGCGACGGCGACGAGGCCCGCGAGCGCCGCGAGTTCGGCGACCCGGCGATGTTCGTCGACACCATCACCGCGCACGTCCTCGGTGACGAGCAGACCATCACCGTTCCCGGCGCCGAGCAGGCTGGCAGCGACCAGTCCACCCCCGAGGCCGAGGTCGCCGAGCGCGTCCAGACGCTCCTGCGGGAGTGGGCCGACGAGGAACTCCTCGCGATGCGGCTGCTGCAGACCGAGCGTCAGGCCGTCCGCCTCGGTGACGGGGTTATCCTGCTGTACTGGGACGCCGACAAGCAGCGCGTCCGCATCAAAACGTACGACCCGGGCTTCTACTTCCCCGTCATCGACGAGGACGACGGCAGCGACTTCCCCGACCGCATCCACTTCGCGTGGGAGCTCCCCGAGGACAAGGCCCGCAACCTGCCCGCCCGGTTGCGCCGCATCACCTACCATCTCGACTGGATCCGCCCCCGCACCGCCAACGGCCTCGACCGCACCGGCCGGCCGGTGCGCGCCACCGTCATGTCCGAGACAGGCGACGGCCAGGCATCCGAGCCGGTCCTCGGGCAGGGCGACACCCTCGACCCGGGCGGATCCATCACCCGCCTGTACCCGTGGTCAGAGCGGCCCTCGTACAAGACGGTCTACCTCACCGACGCCACCTGGGAACTCGGCGACCTCAAGGGCAACATCGACGTGGACTCCCTGCCCATGGACAAGGCGCACTTCGCGACCAACGAGCAGGGCGAGGTCCTCGACCACCTCGACACCTACCAGGACTTCATCTCGGTCATCCACGTCCCCAACACCGTGCCGGAACCAGGCGAGCATTGGGGGCAAAGCTCCCTGGCCAAGGTCCTCCAGGTCTTTGACGAACTGGCAGGGTCCGACACCGACTCCTCCCGGGCATCCGCCACCACCGGATCCCCGATGATCGGCATCTCCGGCAAGGCGATCAACGGCCAGACGCACTACACCGCCGGCCCCGGCCTCGTCCTCACCCTGGGAGAGGGCGGCGCCATCACCACCGTCGACACCAGCCAGAACCTCGCCGAGCTCCGCAACCAGGTCAAGGACCTCAAGGACCGGGCCGCCACCACGGCCCGCATCCCCGCCGTAGCCCTCGGCACCGCCGACCCCGCCCAGTTCAACTCCGGCTACCAGATGGAGATCGCCCTCGGCCCGCTGGACTCCCTGATGTCCGCGATGCGCCTGGCCAGAGACCACTTTGACCGCCTCCTCCCCAAGTTCGTCCAGCGCTTGCACCTGGCTGGCCAGCACCCCGACTGGGTCGGCCTGCCCGTCCTGCCCGCGAAGCTGACCCGCGGCTCCTACACCCCCACCGACAAGGCCGCCGTCCTCGAGGAAGTCGCCTCCGCGCGCCAGGCCAAGCTCATCTCCCTCGAGACCGCCATCCGCCGCTTGCAGGAGATCGGCTGGCCCATCGAGGACGCCGAAGACGAGATCAGGCGGATCGACGCCCGCTCCTTCGAAGACGCCCGCGCCCTCGCGGACGCCCTCGGCAACGTCGACGAGGTCGCCAGCTTCCTCGGCCGACAAGCCCCCGAAGCACCCGACACCCCCGCGGTCGTCCTGCCCGCCGACGGCACCGAAGACGACACGGACGACGACACCACACCGCCTGCAACCGGCGCGAGGCGAGGGGCGCAGGGGAGCGGGGGGAACACCGGATGAAAAATGTGCTGTCCTTGATCTCAGGCGCGGGGCCTGGAAGAACGAGTCTGGGAGGACTTGTACCGATGCGTCGCCCCGCGCACCACCACCACACCACCCACGCCGCCCCCGGCTGGGTTCACCCCTACACCGGCCTGCCCGGCATCGGCGTCTTCTACAACGACGGCGCCACCGGCGACGGCGGGGGACAGCCCACCACGCCCCCGGCACCCTCCCCGGCCGACCTCGCCAACCGCCCCCCGCAGCCTCCCGCGCCTCAGCCGCTCCTGGACAAGGAGACCGGCCTGCCCATGACCCAAACCCGCTTCGCGAAGATCATGACGCGGGAGAACGACAAGGGCCGCATGAAGGTCCTCAAGGAACTCTGCGAAGCCGCCGGCGTCCCCTTCCAGCACGAGGACACCGACGTCACCCGCCTCACCGAAGTCCTCAAGGCCGCGGAAACCTCCCGCCAGGCCCAGCTCAGCGAAGAGCAGCGCCTGCGGGAAGAACTCGCCGCCCGCGAGGAAGCCCTCGCCGCCCGCGAGCAGGCCGCCGCCGAGCGCGAGGCCGAGGCCGCACGCCGTGACCGCGACACCCGCATCCGGTCCGCGCTCGTCAGCCTCGGAGCCACCGGCGACGACCTCGACGACGCCACCGCGCTGCTCCGCGTCCCCGACGACGCCACCGACGAACAGATCACCCAGGCCGCCGAAGCGCTCAAGGAGCGCCGCGGCGTCCTCTTCGGCGGCCAGCCCGCCCCCCAGACTCTCCCCCCGGCGCCGTCCGGCGGCCCGGCCGGTGGCAACCAGCCGCGTCAGCCCTCCAGCAGCAAGGACGCGGTCAAGGAAGCCGCCCGCAGGATGGCCATCGAACGGGGCCTGCGCACCGACGACGCAGCCTGACCCAGACCAGCAACAGCCAAGGGACCACGCCCTGACCCCACGTGGACGGCACCAGGCAGGTGCCCCCACCACTCCGCGTACATCGCGAAAGGGGCTACGGCGTGGACATCCAGCCGTACACCAGCAACGAGACGCTCGCTGTCGGCCGCCCGTGGCTCATGAGCACCCTCGGTATCAAGGCCAACGAAACGGTCACCCTCGACCTCACCCAGTTCGACGAGAACCTCCACTGGACGGAGGCCTCCAAGTACCAGCCGGAGCGGAAGCTGAAGTCCGGCATCCCCCTCGGTGAACTGACCGCGTCCGGCCTGTTCGTGCCGTACAACGCCGTCAGCAATGAGGTGCAGACGCTCACCGTCACCGGCGGACCGACCGGCGGCACCTTCACCATCACCTTCTCCGGGCAGACCACCGCCGCGATCGCCTACAACGCGACCGCCGCGCAGGTCCAGGCCGCCCTCGAGGCGCTGTCGAACATCAACCCCGGCGACGTCGTCGTGACCGGCAACGCCGGCGGACCGTGGACCCTGACGTGGGGCGGCCAGTACCTCGGCGAGAACGTCGCCCAGCCGACCACCACCGAGGCCTTCACCGGCGGCACCACCCCGGACATCACCATCGCCACCACCACGGCCGGCGGCTCCGCCGCCACCGCCGACGGAGCGGACGTGTTCAAGGGCTTCCTCTTCACCGAGGTGTCCTTCTACCCCGGCGCCACCAAGGTCGCCGCGCCGCTCATGGTCCACGGCCAGATCGACCCGTCCAAGCTGCCGGTCGCGTTCGACCCGACCGACGTGCCCGCCGGGTCCAACACCCAGTTCGTCTACAAGGTCTGAGAGGGGCCCACCCATGGCTAACGACATGCTTGAGGTCCTCCTCAGGGACATCAACCCCACGGTCATCAACGCGTTCGTCCGGGAGATCCAGACCCCGGCCGACTACCTCCTGACCCAGTCCGTGATCCCGGAGCGGACCGTCAACTCGGTCAAGTACCAGATCCGCGGCGGCGGCCGCCGGGTCGCCGCGGCGACCTACCGCGCGTGGGACGCCCAGACCCGGGTCGCCACCCGCGAGATCAACCGCTGGGTGACCGAGGGCAAGCTCCTGCCGCTGGGCCAGAAGTACATCGTGGGCGAGCTGGAGACCATCCTCGAGAACGTGCAGCGCGGCATGGACGGCCGCGACCTCGTCGATTCCCTGTACGACGACGTGGCCGCGCACGTGCTGTCCATCAAGCACCGCATGGAACTCGCCGCCGGGGACCTCCTCGTCGACGGCAAGTTCACCCTCACCAACGAAAACAGGCTCACCATCGAGGCCGACCACAAGGTGCCGGCCGCGAACATGCCGTCGGCGCCGGTCGACTGGTCCGACCCGACCGCGGACATCCTCGCCGACGAGCTGCGGTGGATCGAAGTGCTGCGGGCCTCCGGCGCCCCCAGCCCCACCCGCGCCCTGACGTCGTACAAGACGTGGGCGTACATGCTCGGCAACGACTCCTACCGGGCCGCCTACTACGGGTCGGTGAACTCCGCCTCGACGATCCCCACCGCAGTCCTGGCCCGCAACGAGGTCAACGTCGTCCGCGACCGCTACGGCCTGCCCCCGATCACCACGTACGACGTGAAGATCCCCATGCCGGACGGCACCGACCAGCGCGTCCTGCCGGAGAACATGTTCTTCCTGCTGCCGCCCGACGCACGGCAGATGGCGGAGACCCAGTACGGGCTCACCGCCGAAGGCATCGTGCTGTCCTCCGGCGCCAACCCGTCCATCGAGCGGGAAGAGGCACCGGGCATCATCGTGACCTCCGGTTACGACGACGACCCGGTCGCGGTGTGGACCAAGGGCAACGCGGCCGCACTGCCGGTCATGTACACCCCGGACATCCACATCGCTGCGACGGTGTGGTGAGCCATGGGAGCCCAACTGCGCGCCACGGTGTACGTGACGGATCCGGAGACCCACCAGACAGTCAGGCTGGAGCCGGGCACCTGCCCGGAGCCGCGTCTGGCCGCCCTGGTGACCAGCCGGGCCGCCTGGGTCGACGGGAAGCTGCCCCGCCTGCCGAAAAAGCAGGATCAGGGCGACGGTCAGGGCCCTACCGGCGACGGCCAGGACGGCGCCTCTGGCGCCGCCTCCGCCGACGACGGTGACCAGACCAAGACCGAGGACAGCGGCGAACCAGCACAGGCCGCGAAAGCCGACGACTCGAGCACGGCCGCACCCGCGGCCAAGAAGACCGCCGCGCGTAAGACCGCGGCGACCGGCCGGTCTCGGGGCCGGGACGCCGCTGGCGAGGGCAGCAGCGGCGAGTAGCAGGGTGCGGGCCCGCCCCAGTGGTGGGGGCGCCAACCGGCGGGCCCGCACTCTCGCATCCCCTTCCCCGCCCACGCCCCGGAGAGGACCGCAGCCATGGCCATGGACACCGCCGTACGAGCCTGGCTCCTCGCCCAGCTCGGCACCACCACACCCGTCGCCGACCTGGAAACCCGCTACACCCGCCTCAGCACCGCACGCGCCGTCGCCCTCGAGGTGCTCTACGAACGCAAGGCCGCCCTCCTCCAGCAGCCCGCCAGCGTCAACGTCTCCACCGTCGTCGCCGTCACCTTCACCGAAAACATCAAGGCGCTGGAACGGCAGATCGCTCTCCTCGAGGCCGGCCAGCCCCCCGCCCCGGACGACCCGGCCGGGAGCGCCGGCACCGGTGACAGCATCATCGGCGTCGCCCGGCTCATCGAACGGCCCCGGCGATGACGACCTGGGTCCGCCGCGGCCGCACCCTGCGCCAGCGCCTCCTGGGATACATCACCGACGCCGTCGCCCGGCTCCGCGCCGCCTGGAACCTCCTCACCGTCGCCCAGACCCGGCTGCTGAACGCGCTCGCCAGCATCCGGCCCGGCTACACCGCGGGCACCGGCGCGCGCCTGCGCGCCGCCGTCGCCATCTTCAACACCAGCCTCGCCGCGTTCGCCAGGGCCGCCATGGCCTTCGCGGAACGCTGGGCCTCCGCCGACCTGCCCCTGATCTACCGCGAAGGCGCCTGGACGCTGCTCGACCACGCCGACCGCCGCCAGTCGACCTTCACATGGACGCCCCGCCACCAGGCCGCGATCACCGCCCTGTCCGCGCAGTACTACGGCGACCTCACCAACCGGATCAACGAAGCCCTGCGCCGCGCCCGCGCCTTCCTCCGCGCCGCGCAGGACGCCGCCCGAGACACCACCCGCGGCGCCTTCAACATCGCCGCCCTGCGCCAGGACCACCCCCTCGACACCATCGTCTACGCGGGCAACGCCCGGCACCCCGTCGACGCGTGGGCCCGCGCCGCCATCACCTGGCAGGCCATCACCGCCGCCAACACCGCCTCCGCCCGCACAGCCCTCGACGAACTCGGCACCGAGTGGCTGGAGGTCCGCGACGGCGCCGACTGCGGATGGGCCTCCCACGACGACCCGGACCGCGCCAACCGCACCCTGCGCACCGTCCAGGACGCCCTCGCCCACCCAGCAGCACACCCGCACTGCCAAAGAGAGTTCCTGCCCCGCCTCGACCTCATCGGCCGCACCACCATCCGCTCCGGAGCCCCCCTGTGACCGACGCCCCCATCGCCCTCACCGTTCACAACGGCCACTCCGCCATCCCCGAAGAACAGCAGCGCCTGATCGGGCAATGGCTCGCCGCCAACCGCATCAACCCCGACCAGGTGTCCGCCGGCCACCCCATCACCGTACTCACCGTGCCGCATCAGCCGCCCACCTACGACGGCACACAGTGGCTGTTGCAGATCATCGTCTTCCACCAGTTCTACGTGGGACCCGACGGAGCACGCGAGATCGACTTCCTCACCCGCCAACCGGTCTGCTTCCAGCGCACCGTGCCGCTCACCGTCGCCTACCCGACCCCGTCGGCAGCCGAGGAGACTCCCGCCGACGCCACCGGCGCGCAGCCGACAGGCGAGCCCGAGGGGCAGGAGCCGCCCGGCGAGCAGGAACCGCAACCCGCAGCCACAGATCAGCCCGACCAGGAGACGGCAGGCACGCCATGACCGAACAGAACATCGGTCCGATTCTGGACGGCCTAGGCACCACCATCGTGCTGGAGAGCGGTGACCTAGTCGCATCCGCCCTCGTCATCGCCAAGGTGGTCGACGCAAATGGTGAAGTCTCACTGGCGCTTGCAGTGAGCGGAGGACTGTCGTGGATTGACCAGAACGGGCTGATTGCGTCGGCACAGCAGATTGTGAATCAGGCAGACATCGGCAGGAGCGACGGGTGATGGCCGGTCCTTCCTGCACATTCCGCGTCTCGACACGCTTCTCAGGTCGAAAGCGCAGGGTGACTGTCATGGTGTACGACGAACTGGAGGCGATGCGCAGCGCGGCCACCAGATACGCCCAGCGAACGGGCACCAGCGAACCAGGGGCCTTCGGCGACGCGCACGGCGTGACTCACACCTTCCAGACGCTAATCGTTGATCCGGGCGGCGGTGTAGCCGCTGAATCAGAAGCCGTAGCGCTTATCCGCCTATGGCGTCAGCGGCTTGGCACCGGCGTAGTGACCCACGAGGTAGCACACGCAGCTACTGCCATCTATGAGCAGGACTGCCTTCCTAGCAAGGGATCCATCCACGACAACATCAGCAACGAAGAGACCTTCTGCTACCTCGTGGGCGACCTCGCCAGCCGCATCGTCAGTCGGCTCTATTTTTACGGGATGTACCAATGACACAGCGCCCCGACTTGCCTGCCGGCCTGCAGGCCCACGGCGTACGCATCGACGCCCAACCCGGCCACGCCACCATCACCCTCGACGGCACCCCCCTCCCGTCCGGGCAGGTCACCGGCTACACCCTCCACCACGACATCCAACGCGAACTGCCCACCCTCGTCGTGCACACCCGCCAGCCCGCCGGCGCCGCCTTCGAGGGCCTGGCCCGCGTCGCCGTCGGCATCACCAAAAGCCCCGGGGAGGTCGTCGCCGCCTTCCTGGCCGAGGTCGACCCGGCCCTGCTCGACCAGGAAGCACTGAACCGGTCCGACTACGGCGGCGGCCCGGGCGCGACCGCGCGCGCGATGCTGGCCACCCTCACCGAGTGGGCCCTGGGCACGGCAGGGGGCGACTGATGGGCCTGGACCTGACCGGCATCGCCCGGATCGTCGAAGACCAGATCATCCCCTGGGACACCGTCCGCATCAGCCGACCCAGCACCGGACGGCCCGTGTTCGACCCGGTCAGCGGCCAGTACTCCAGCCCGGTCGCGGAGACCGTGTACGAGGGGCGCGGGGCTGTGCAGCCCGCCGGTACGGCCGCCGAAGTGGTGGCGGTTCCCAGCGCGGTCCAGGCGTGGGTGCCGGAGACCCGCTCCAAATACCGGTTGCTCACCCCGCTTTCCGCGCCGGTCGCCGAGAAGGACATGCTGATCTCCGTCATCGCCGTCCACCCGGGCGGGGACCTGGCGCTGCTCGGCCGCCAGTGGCGGGTCCAGGACCCCAGTGGTGCCGCCACCTTGTCCGTGCTCCGCGTCACCGCCATCGACCAGGTCCAGCAGACCCGCCAGGCCCCGTGATGGACCTCGACGACCTCGCCCCACGCCTGGACCGCGCCGCGTCCCGGGTCGGCCCGGAAATCAACCGGACGGTGCAGCAGCAGGCCCGCCTGGCCCTCGCGATGATCAAATTCAATGCGAGCGGCCGCCCTGGACCGAACATCATCACCGGCGACTACTTCGACTCCTGGGAGAGCGTCCCCTTCCCGGTCCCGGACGGCGGCGGAGCCGACATCCACACCGACCAGCCGCAGGGCCGGCGCCTGGAGTTCGGGTTCATGGACCGCTACGACAGCCTCGGCCGCTACTACCGGCAGCCGCCGTTCCCGCACGTCGAACCCGCCGTGACCGAGCTGTCCGCCGACATCGAGCAGGCGTTCCGCAACGCCCTGGACCGCATCTTCGGGAGCTGACGTGATCGACCGACTGCCCGCCACCGAAGGCCTCCAGACCCTCCTGGCCACACTCACCGGCCGCCCGGTCGGCCGGCGCACCATCCCCCTGGACGACCAGGGCAACCCCGTGCCGCCGCCGTACACGATCCTCGACCCGCTCGACCGGCTCGACGACACCGCTACCCTCGCCGACAACGGCAAGGCCACCGTCCTCAACTACCAGGCCACCTTCGTATCCGGACCCGTCCCCGGCGTCCCGGACAGCCGCGGCGGCGACGAACAAGCACAGTGGATGGCCGACAAGGCCTGGCGGGTCGTGGAACGGCCCGCGGACGGCAGCCCCGGCTACGCCCACCCCCTCAACGTCGGCCCGGGCGTGGCCTGCTGGAAACGGGAGGCCAGGGAAGCGGGGGGAACGTCCGACCCGAACGATGCAATCATCACCAGTGTGATCAGGTACCGGCTGTACCTGGAGAAGACCGCCTGAGGGCGGCACGGAACGAACCGCACCGCGGCGGGACCCCACGCGGACGCCACCAGGCAGGTGGCCGCCACACACACGTGTAGCAGGGGCCCCACCGCTTGGCCCCTACCGCTGAGGGGCCATACGCATGAGGTTCAACCGCAAGGGCACCACGAAGATCTGCTTCCTGCCGACGATCGCCTCGACCTCCCTGATCCCGACCGCTGCGGAGATCACCGCGGGCACGGACTGGACGGAGCACATCCACTCCATCGACGGCTGGAACATCGAGAACCAGGCCATCGATACCCCGGACATGGCGTCCACGTTCGTCAGCAAGATCGACGGCGACGACACTGCCGCCGACTCCAGCCTGGGCTTTTACGAGGACAGCATCACCGACGACGTCGAGACCGACCTCGCCAAGGGCACCACGGGTTATGTCGTGATCTTCTCCAAGGGCAAGACGTCCGCCGCGAAGGGCATGGACGTCTTCCCCACCAAGGTCGCCTCCAATTCCAAGACCTACTCCACGGACAACGAGGCCGCGAAGATCAACGTGCAGTTCGTCATCACGGACCGGCCTGCCCTCAACCAGACCGTCCCGACGCTGACGTAACGCCCCGCCCGGCCGCACCACCCCACCAGCCCCCGGCCGGGCCCGTGGCGTACACGGGAAGGGCGCCACGTGCGCCCGGCCGGGCCTTCCCCCTTCGGAGACCCGCATGACCAGCACCAGCAGTTGGGCCGACAAGCAAAAGCGCCTGGACAAGCGCGGCAAGGCCACCTCCACGCTGACCATGTACGACGACCCCAACGTCCGGGAGCGCTACCTGGCGGCCCAGCAGGCGGCGGAGCAGGCCGAGGCGTACCTGGCCCACCTGTCCAAGGACGCAGACCCCGAGGCCCGCGCCCTGGTGGTGCAGCAGGTCGCCGACGCACGCGCCGCACTCCAGGCGGCCACCGAGGACAAGGAAGCCCACACCGTCGTCCTCTCGTTCCAGGCCCTGGGGCGGGAGCGCCTCGAGGAGCTGGTCGCCGAGCACCCGGCCAACGAGGAAGACGAAGCAGCAGGCCGCGACTTCCACTTCGAGACCTTCGCACCCGTGCTCATCTCCGAAGCATCCGTGGACGGCATGCCGCTGGAGTACGCCGCCAACGCCATGAAGACGTGGTCGCTGGCCGACTCCGACGACCTCTGGGCGGCGGCATGGACGGTGCAGCGCCGCAAGCGGACCGACCTGGGAAAAGGCTGATCGACGATGCCGTCTTCCGAGCCGAGATGGAGCTGTGCCACGCCTGGGGCATCCCGCACAGCCGCTTCAAGGGCCACGGCGACGGCACCTGGTCCGACCTGGACCGCCGCAAAGCCCTCGCCTACGCCGACTACATCCGCCAGGTGTGCCCCGGGTGCGGCACCCGCCCCGCGGAGTGGGACGAAGCCATCGGCGGCGACGAAGACGCCTACCGGGCCATCACCCACCGCTGCGTCGGCTGCCAGCTCATCGCCGACAAGCAGAAAACGGTCCCCGAAGGCGACGAAGCCCACGGAGTGAAAGTCCTCCTCATCCCCACCAGCGTCCACGCCGCCCTGCAACTCCAGCGCCAACACCGCCGCGACTAGCCCAGGAAGGAGCCCACCGTGTCGGAATGGAACCTCAGCGTCCGGCTGACCGGGCAGGGCACCAGCCTGCGGACCATGCTGCGCGGCGTGTCCGGCGACGCCAGAACCGCCTCCCGCGACGTCAACCAGCTCCGCGACGACATCCACCGCCTGCGCCTGGAGGCCCGCTCTCCGATCAAGGTCCGCGTGAGCGTGGACGCCGACCGCCTCCGCGACGACGTCCGCGCCGCGCTGCGCACGGCCGGCGGCGAAGACCTCACCGTGGGCCTGCGCCTGTCCGACACCATGCAGCTGCGGCGCGAGGTCGCGGCCGCGGTCCGCTGGGCCGGGTGGGGCCACCGCATCGAGATCCCCCTCGTGCTCGCCGACCGCATGCAGCTGCGCCGCGACGTGTCCGACGCGGTCCGGTGGGCGTCGACAGGGCAGACCATCCGGGTCCGCGTCACCCCCGACACCAGCGCCCTGACCGGCCTCACCCGCACCCTCGGAGCAGGCGGCGGAGGCGGCGGGGGCGCGGGAATGGGCCTCCAGGGCCTGCTCATGCTCGCCCCGGCCGCCATCCCCCTCCTGGCCGGGCTGAGCTCCACCGTTGCGCCGCTCGCAGGCCAGTTCGCCCTCGCCGGTGCCGCGGCCGGAGTCTTCACCGTCGCGCTGGCCGGGCAGATCGACGCCCTGTCCGAGGTCGCCGACGCGGAGAAGAAGTACCAGGAAGCCGTCCGCGAGCACGGCAAAGCCTCCGCCGAAGCCATCACCGCGCAGATCAAGTACCAGCAGCAACTGACCGAACTGCCCCCGGATGCGCAGAAGGCCGCCATCGCCCTGTCCCAGCTGAAAACCACGTTCAGCGACTGGTCGGACGACATGTCCGGCTTCACGATGCAGCCCCTCACCAAGGGCATCACCATCCTGGACACGCTGATCCCGCACCTGACCCCGCAGGTGGAGGCGTTCTCCGGGCACATGGACCGGCTGATGAACGTGGCCGGCGGCGCCATCTCCACCCCAGGCTTCGACGCCTTCAGCGAGCGGGTCGCGGACCTCACCGACGCGCAGCTCGACTCTTTCACCGATCAGCTCATCCACCTGCTGCGCATCGTCTCCGAAGGCGACGCGGACAGCGGGGCGATCGGCCAGATCCTCGACTACATGCGGGAGAACGGCCCCGCAGCCCGCGAGGCTGTCGACGCGCTCGGCGACGCCATCGGCACCCTCGCCGAAGGTGCCGCGGACGCCGGCCCGACCATGCTCACCATCGTCACCGCAGCCGCCCGCCTGGTGGCCGCACTGCCGCCCGAGCTGGTGACGATCGTCATTCAGCTCGCGACTGCGCTGAAGCTGCTGCAGCTGGCCGGGGTCGGGATCGCCGCCACCGCGGTCGCCGCCACCCGCGTGCGCACCGCGATTGCCGGTCTGGCCGCCGTCTCCGCCGCGGCCGGTGGTGGCCTCGCCGGTCTGGCGGCAGCGTTCGCGACGCTCGGGGTTGCCGCCCGCGCCTCCATCATCGTGGCCGGGATCGCCGCCATCGCGATCGTCCTCAAGGAGCTCTCCGACATCGGCAAGCAGGCCCCGCCGGACGTCGACAAGCTCACCGGCTCGCTGGCCAAACTGGGCCAGACCGGGAAGGTGTCGGGGGAGGCGGCGCGCGCCTTCGGCAGCGACTTCGCAGGACTCGCGGAGAGCCTGCGCACCCTGTCCCGCCCCTCCAACCTCGACAAAACGCAGCAGTTCCTGACCTCGATGGTGGGGATGGACTCCACCCCCGTCAAGGAGGCCAAGCAGGATCTCAACGCGCTCGATGAAGCCCTCGCCAACCTCGTCAAGGGCGGCAAGGGCGACCTCGCCGCGGCCGCGTTCGAGCGGATCGCCGACGCCATGCGCAAGCAGGGCATGAGCGAGAAGGAACTCCGCAGCCAACTCGGCGACTACAAGTCCGCCCTCGCAGACGTGAAGTTCGAGCAGGAACTCGCCGCGCAGTCCATGGGCCTGTTCGGGCAGGCCGCCCTCGAAACCCAGGCCAAGCTCGACGCGCAGAAAGCATCCGCGGACGGCCTCCGCCAGTCGATCCTCGCTTTGAACGAGGTCAACCGGGCCGCCGGCTCCGCCATGAGCGCCTTCGAGCAGGCCATCGACGACGCCACAGCCGCCGCCCAGAACCATTCGGGCGCCCTGCGCATGACCAACGGCGACCTCGACCTCGGCTCGCAGAGCGCACGCGACGCGGAAAAGGTGCTGTCCGACCTCGCCGCAGACACCGACGCCGCCGCGACCGCCGCCCGCGAGCAGGGCCGCTCCTGGGAGTACGTGCAGGGCATCATGTCCCGCGGCCAGCAGACCTTCGTCGACACCGCCGTGAAGATGGGCCTGACCAAGACGCAGGCTCAGGCCCTCGCCCAGTCCTACCTCGACATCCCCGACAGCAAGGCCACCACGGTGGAGATGCAGGCCGAGGACGCCACCCGCGACCTCGAAGCCTTCAACGAAGCCGTCCGCAACTCCCCAGGATCCAAGTCCGTCACGCTGACCACCCTGTCCGCGGCCGCGGAACGCATCCTCGAGGCCTTCGGCTACAAGGTCACCCGCCTGCCCGACGGCTCCGTCACCGTCTCCGCAAGCACCGGAGCGGCCCTGGCCGGCGTCCAGAACGTGGCGGGCGCAGTAGCCGCCCTCAAGGACAAGACGATCTACCTGACGACCGTCAAGCACACGGTCTTCACCACCACCGGCACCCCCGGCAAGGTCGACCCAGTCCACCGGGACTACGCCGACGGCGGCGTGGTCGACTACTACGCCAACGGCGGCATTCAGCGCGGCGGCGTACGCCGCTTCGCGGGCGGGGCCGAGAACCACGTGGCGCAGATCGCCCCCGCCGGATCGTGGCGCGTATGGGGCGAGCCGGAGACCGGCGGCGAGGGCTACGTCCCGTTCGCGATGTCCAAGCGCCCCCGCTCGCGTGCCATCACCGAGGAGATCGTGCGCCGTCTTGGAGGCGACCCGGCCGGCATCCAGTGGAACGCGCAGGGCAACGTCACCGACTGGACGTATGACCCGCAGACCGGGTCCCTGTACTCCTCCAGCCAGATCGGCTCCGCGGGCAACAAGACCCGCAAGGTCAAGGTCAAGGGCAAGGACGGCAAGGTCACCATCAAGGAGATCGAGTACTTCGATCTCGGGGCGGTCGAGAAGAAGCTGAAGTCCGCGTCCAAGGCCACCCTCGCCTGGAACAAGGACCTGGAGAAGGTCGCCGACCGGGTCGGTGGAGACGTCGCCGAGGCCCTTGCCGCGATGGGCGAGGAGGGCATGAAGCTCGCCGACAAGATGGCCAATGGCTCCACCAAGTACATCAACGAGATGGCCGCCGCCCTGCGAAATCTCCAGAAGACGGCCAAGGCCTCGCTGACGGACTACACGCGGCAGCTCACCAGCGCCAACAAGGTCAACAAGGACTTTGCGGCCGACCTGGCTGTCCTCGCCGGGATGGGTTACGAGGACCTCGCCGCGCAGCTCGCTGCCCAGGGCGATGAGGCAGCGCAGCAGCTCGCCGACTCCGCCGCCAAGGACCCGAAGAAGGCGAAGAAGGCCGACGCGGCCGCGAAGAACGCCAACAACGCCCTCACCGGGGACCAGATCGCCGACCTCATCCAGATCATCGCCGCGATCAGCAACAGCAAGGTCGGCATCCATGACGTGGCCGCGAAGACCGGTATCGGCGAGGACGTCATCATCGAGATCGCCAACAAGGCCAAGGGTGAGATCCACAAGGCGCTCGGCAGCAAGGCCAGCCGGTTCTTCTCCGATCTGAAGAAGGCCAACAGCTACCAGGCGTACGCCGACGGCGGCATCCGTGCCGGCATGTACGCCACCAGCAACGGCATCATCCGCTTCGCCGAGCCCTCCACCCACGGCGAGGCCTACCTGCCGCTGTCCCCGACCAAGCGGCGCAGCGCGCTGCCGGTCCTCGCGGACGTCGCGCGACGCTTCGGCGTGGGCCTCACCGATGTCCAGGCCGGGCGCTCCGTGGTCATCGTCCGCTCCGGCGACACCATCAACGTCCCCGTCACCCCTGTACGCACCGGGGCGACCGCGTCCGACATCGGCGCCCAGGTCGGCCGCAGCGTCCGCCGGGCCCGCAGGGGAGGGGTGGCCGCCCGTGCCTATTGAACTCACGGACTGGCAGTACGACGTGGGCGGCGTCCTCATCGGAGCCGACACCCCGGTGAACGTCATCGAGACCACCGGGCTCGGCCGGCCACCGGTACGCGACTCCGACGTCGACCAGCCGTCCATGGACGGCCAGTTCGCCGGCCCCGACTACTGGGCAGGCCGGCAAATCCAGTTCGATGCCGCGATCAAGATTCCCGGGGACCCGGCCGGCTGTCACGACATGGTCGCCCAGCTGCAGGCCGCCACCAACGCCTCATCGGTGCGGCTGGTGGGCGGGCAGGGCATGACCCTGCGGATCAAGCGGCCCGGCCGGGTGGTCAAGCGCCTAACCGTCCGCGCCCGCCGCGTCGACCCGGAGTACAAGCAGGTCATCCACGGATACGTGCCCCTAGACCTGGAGTTCCTCGCCCACGACCCCACCTTCTACGCGGACGAGGAAACCACCACCGAACTCCCGCTCGGCTGGCTGACAGGCGGAGGTTTCGCCGCCCCCGTCACCGCCCCCATCTACGTGCAGGACGGCACGGTGGCAGCGGACCGGCCCGGCTGGGTCCACAACGCCGGCGACGCCCCTGCCTGGCCGATCATCCGCATCACCGGTCCCTGCGCCAACGTGACCATCACCAACGCCGCCACCGGCCGCACCCTCTCCCTGCCCACCCTGAACCTCACGGCCGGGCAGTGGGTGCAGATCGACACCCGCCCCGGATACCGCACCGTCCTGCGGGAGAACGGCGGCAACGCCTCCACCACCCTGTCCCCGGCCTCCCGCATCGACCTGTTCTCCCTGCCACCCGGCACCTCCGAAATGCGGTGGACCGCCTTCGACAACACGCTCACCTCCCGCCTGCGCGTCACCTGGCGCGATGCCTACATCGCTCTCTGAGGAGCCCCGATGGCCTTGTTCGCCCGTCCCATCCTGACCAACGGGGCCACCCATCCCGCGCAGCAATTCCGCATGCTGGTCCGCGACCTGGCCCGCGGCGCCGAGGGCATCACCCAGGGCGACGACCTGAAGGTCACTCAGCGGTCCACGCCCGGCGGAGGCGTGTCCATCAGTGACGGCAGCGCCGTCATCCGCGGCCGCGCCAACACCTTCCAGGGCTCCTACAGCGCCTGCAACATCGGCACCGCCGACCAGCCGATCGCCGCCACCGGCGGCACCGGCCGGTCCGACATGCTCATCCTGCGCATCGAGGACCCCGAGTACGAGGGCACCCTCAACCCGGCCACCGACCAGATCGCCTACTTCCAGATCATCCCCAACGTGTCCGCGTCCGCCACCGCCATCCCCGACAGCCGCACCGGCATCCCCCTGGCCCGGATCGACATCCCCGCCTCCACGTCCACGATCACCAACGCGATGATCACCGACCTGCGGAAGGTCGCCAACCCGCGCCGGGACCGCCGCCTCTACACCCAGTCACCCACCAGCGACAGCGCCCTGATCGGCGCCTCCACCACCTACAGCTACTTCTCCACCGCCTCCGGCTGGAACATCGCCGTACCCGACTGGGCCACCACCGTCCGCCTCCGCGTCGACGTCTGCCCCATCCGCTACAGCGTCGCCGACTTCTTCGGCGCCCTGCGGGCCACCTTCGGCGCCTCCCTCACCCTCCAGGCCACCTCCCTGGACGACAACCAGGGAGCAGGTGTCCGCAAGATCCCCGGGATCTGCGCCGACACCCTGACCGTGCCCGCCTCCTACCGCGGCACCACCCAGCTCCTGCGCGCGCAGGCCAACGGCGCGTCCGGGAACGCCGGCCGGATCAACGTCACCGCCTCCACCACCTTCATCGCGGACGTGGAGTTCGAGGAGGCGCCGCGGTGACGACGCCTGTTCCGGACCGGGTGCTGGTGCAGCACGCCCTGACAGGGGCGTGGCTGTCGACCGCGCTGCCGGTCACGGACCTGGAGTACGGGCCGGAACTGTCCGGGCCGGGTGAGCTGCGCGGCAGGCTCTCCCCGCGCCTGGTGGCGCAGCACCCCACCCTCGCCGACCCCGGCAACACGATGATCTACGTGGAGTCCGGTGGCCAGATCGAATGGGGCGGCCTGGTGTGGGACGTCCGCTCCCAGGGCGACACCTACAGCCTGGAAGGTGCCTCCTGGTCGTCGTACCTGATGAAGCGCTATGACCTGGACGGGGAGCACGGCGACCGCGGCCCCTACACCTACGCCGACCGGTGCCAGGTCATCCGCAACATCTGGGCCTACGCCCAGTCCGTCCCCGACGGCGACATCGGCGTCACCGTGGACGCCACCACCTCCACCAGCAAGATCGGCACCCCGGCCGAGCCGCACCACTCCCGCTGGTACGACTTCACCTCCCTCGGCGACCAGGTCGACGCCCTCGTCTCCGACCAGGGAACCCCCGAATACACGTGCGTCACCGAGTGGAACAGCTCCAAGACGGCCATCGTGAAACGCATCCAGCTCGGATGGCCGCGCCTTGGCACCCGCCGCACCGACATCGAATTCTCCTCCGGCGTCAACATCATCGAAGAGCCCGAAGAGACCCTGTCCGGCGACGAATACGCCCAGGTCGTCATCGGCACGGGCGCCGGCGACGGCTCCGCCAAGCTGAAGCAGATCAGCGCGGTCCGTAACGGCCGCCTGCGCCTCGAGGCCGTCGCCGCCTTCCCCGAGGTGAACGGCAACGACACGCTCAAGCAGCGCGTGGAGTGGGAACGCGCCTGGCGGCAGACCCTGGGCGCCGTCGAGCGGGTCACCATCCGCGACACCCCCGCCGCCCCCTTCGGGGCCTGGCAGGTCGGGGACGACGTGTACGTCCGCATCCACAACGCCTGGACGTCCTACACCGGCTGGTGCCGGGTCACCGGCTGGACCATCCAGCCCACCGCCCGCGGCGGCCCCCGCGCCACCGTGTCGCTGAAGCCCTCCGCCATGTACTCCTACGGAGGCCAGTGATGGACCTCGGACGCACACTGGTGGAGATAGAGCACCGCCTGGGCCGGGTGGAGAACCAGGCCCGCCTCTCCCACGCCTCCATCGACGACACGTCCCTCGAGGTCCGCGACGGCACGGGCAGCCTGCGCGGCCTGCTGGGCATGCAGGCGGACGGCACCACCGCCGTCAACGTCGTCAACGGGCCCCCGCCGCCGCAACCCACCGCGCCCGTCGTGGCCTCCGTCCTCGGCGGAGTGACCGTCACCTGGGACGCGACGTTCACGGGCGGGGCCCTGCTGCCGCTGGACTGGCAGCGCGTCGAGGTCCACGCCTCCACCACCACCGGGTTCACCCCCACGCCTGACACCCTCAAGGGGACGATCGAGACCCCGCAGGGCGCCACGGTCGTCGTCGTCACCGACGACCCGGTCTATCTGCGGCTGATGGCCCGCTCCACATCCGGCACCGCCTCCACCCCCTCCGCCCAGACCGGCCCGGCCGGGCCCACACCGGTCGTCGCGGACGACATCGCCGACGGCATCGTCACCGAGGTGAAGCTGGCCAACGACGCGGTCACCGCGGCGAAGATCGCAGCCGGGGCGGTCGGCACCACCGAGCTCGCGGATGCGGCCGTGCACGCGCAGCAGCTCGCCGACGCCGCCGTGGAGGTCGCGAAGATCGCCGCGAACGCGGTGACGGGCCCGGCCATTGCCACCGACGCCGTCACCGCAACGAAGATCGCCGCGAATGCGGTGACCGCCGTAAAGATCGCCGCGAACTCGGTCACGGCGGCGAAGGTCGCCGCCGGCGCCATCACCACCGACAAGCTGACCGTCACCGGCGGCGCGAACATCCTCACCGACCCCAGCTTCGAGGGCGCCTACACCGCTGCACTGGTCGCCGGATCCACCTTCGCCACCCAGGACGCCACCGCCGGGAACGGCTCCCCGACCTCCCTGAAGATCGACGCCACGTCCGGCAGCCCGGTGTTCCGGTCCGTCGCCCTGACCTCCGTGGCCACGCTGCCGGGGGAGAAGTGGCATGTGGGCGTGGACTACTGGGTGTCCGCCGACTGGGTCGGCACCGAGATCAGCATTCACGCCCGCTGGGAGACCGCCACCGGCGCCGTCATCTCCTACGGCAAGGCCGTCACCACCACCCCCGTCCGCGAGGGCTGGACCCGCCTCGAGGCCACGGTCACCGCGCCGGCGACCACGGCCCGCATCGTGCCCCGCGTGGAATCCGGCTCGGGCACCGCCGGCTTCGTGCGCTTCGACAACGCCACCATGCGGCCCGTTCTGGGCGGCACGCAGATCCAAGACGGCGCCATCACCACCGAGAAGATCGTCGCCGGGGCGATCCTGGCCGGGCAGATAGCCGCTGGCGCGGTCCTCACCGACAAGCTGGCCGCGGAAGCGGTCACCGCCGCGAAGATCGCCGCTCTCACCATCACCGCCGACAAGATCGCCGCGAACGCCATCACGGTCGGGAAGATCGCGGCCGGGGCTGTCGACGCCACCGCCATCGCCGCGGACGCCATCACCGGCAAGACCATCACCGGCGGCACCATCACAGGCACCACGATCACCGGCGGAACCCTGCAGACCGCCACCAGCGGGCAGCGCATCACCCTCAACGAGGGCGGCTTCAACAAGATCCTCGTCTACAGCACGGGCGGCACCGCCATCGGTGAACTGTCCTCACAAGGGCTGCTGGTCAAGGGCACCAATGGGTCGGTGCTGTGGCTGGACCCCAACCACACCTACCCGAACCTGCGCCTGACGAATGCGGCGGCGACCAACAGCGCCGTCATCAACGTCGTCGAGGGCACCCCGGGCTCCGCCGACCTGGGCCTGAACTCCGGCACCTTCACCGCATCCGGGTACACCGACATCAAATGGCGGACGTTCTTCGGCAACGACTTCTGGGTCACCGAACGCGTCCGCAGCGGCGACCTGAACTTTACCCTCGGCGGCCGTCTCTACCTCGGCGCCTCCCAGGCCAACCTCGGCTTCCGCAACTCGACGGACCCCACGCTGGAGACGGTCCTGACGCTGTCCTCCGGCGTCACCCAGATCAGCGGCGGGCCGCTGGAACTGCTGCCACGTGCGTCCGGGTTCGGGGCACTGAGCGTGCTGGCCGCGGCCGGCCACACCGGGATCCTGTTCCGTCTGCGCCTGGACAGCTCGGACAAGTTCCTCGTCGACAAGGACGGCAACGTCACCATCGCCGGGATCGGCCAGCGCCAGACCAAGCGCCGCACCAGCGATGCCACCCGCACCAACACCAACACGCCGACCACCGACACCCAGATCACATTCACCGTCGACGCCAACTCCAACTACATCTTCGACGGGTTCATGAAGTACTCCGGGCCCGGCGACTTCCAGATGGGCTGGACCGTCCCCGCCGGAACCAACGGCGAATGGTCCGGCATCGGCAACGGCTCCACCGTCGTCTCCGGCACCGGCGGCGGAGGAACCCAGCAGGACGTCGTGTCCACCTGGGGCTACACCCAGCGCACCGAGAGCACCGACATCGCCGCCACCCGCACCTACGGCGGGATCTCCACCAACGTGTACACCGTCCACGTCCGCGGCACCCTCCGCGTCGGCGCCACCGGCGGCACCTTCGCCCTGCAATGGGCGCAAGGCGCCGTCAACGCCACCGCCACCACCCTCTACCTCGACTCCCACGTCCGCCTCGAGAAAGTGGCCTGACTCATGGCAGAGTTCCCGCACAACGTGATCTACGGCGACGGCGAGGCCGACCCGGTCCGCGTCACCGTCAACGTGCAGTCCGAGTACACGCAAGTCGACGAGACCGCCCTCGCTCACGCCATCGAGGAGTGGCTCCTCACTCACGTCGACTACGTCACTTCCACCCGCTCCGAACGCCGCGAGCAGCTCTTCCCCGTCACCCCGATCCCGCCCGCCGCCACCTAACCCCCACAGGGGCCGGGGGAACATGCGCCCCGGCCGCACCTACCCTGATCACGGGCGACCCTCCGCCCCCGGCTCCACCACCCGAGGGACGACCGCACGGCAGCGGTCCGCACACCATCACCTGGGCGCGGGGAGATCCAGGAGCACGGGCAAGTGCCCGACCTCACCATCCACCAGTACGACGTCCGGCCGCACCTGGGCCGGCACCTTGTGCTGGATCCACGCAGCCTCGCCTACCGGCGCACCTACCAAGGCGACCCCCTCCACCCCGTGGAGTGGGCACCCAAGCTGCCCGTCCTGGACCAGCAGAACCTCACCGCCCAGAACATCCGCACCAGCGACCTGTTCGAAGCCGTGGACGACGTGGACGCCCTCGGCTCGTGCACCGGCAACGCCGCGGCCGCCGCGGTGTCCGTCCTCCACCCCGCCGACCACCTCGCCGCCGCAGGCCTGGACATCACCGACCCTGCGGCCGCGCAGCGCTGGGCGATCGGCCTGTACTCCGATGCCACCCACCGCGACGAGTGGCTGCAGTGGGCGTGGCCGACCGTGGACTGCGGATCCTCCGGCCTCGGCGTCGCCAAGGCCCTGCGCGGCCGCGGCCTGATCGACCAGTACGGGCACGCCACCACCGCCGAAGAGCTCTGCCAGCTCCTGCAGACCGGCCCGGTCCTGATGGGCATGCCCTGGCATGCAGCGTTCTCCGACACCGGCGACCGGGACGGCTTCATCGACGCCATCCCCGGCTGGCTCGCCAGCCCCGTCGAAGGCGGCCACGAGGTGTGCATCACCGCCCTCGAGGCCGTCGCCCTCGACGACGGCGAACTCCTGCCCGACCACACCGTCCTGCGCTTCCGCAACAGCTGGGGGACCGGCTGGGGCGACCGCGGCGAGGGCCGGATGCGCCTGACCACCTACCTCACCCTCCGATCCGAGATCGACCTCGTGCAGCCCCGATTGGACGTCAGATGACCCTCTACCACGTGGCCGTAGACCACCTGGAATCCCCGGACCCCGACAGCCCGGTCCAGGTCACCACCACCTACCTCGGCACCGTCGACCAGGCCCACGTCGACGAGGTCCGCGCCATCTCCGACCTGGAGGACACCGAGCGGTGGGTGAAGGAACACCCCCACATCGACGGCGCCTTCATGGTCCTCCGCGACGACGGCGACCTCGACGTGTACGTCCCGGACGGCGCCCCCGAGTACCGGGTGTACGAGCCCGACCCGGACCCGAAGGACGTCGATGCCGTCAGCGACGCAGACTTCGACGCGGTCGATGCTGTCGGCGACGTAGAAGCCGAGGTGATCGCCGCAGGAACGGTCACCGCGGACGACCTCTCCCGGCGGGG